TCCGTTGAATCGGCTCCGAAGAAGAAGATGGTTCTGTTTATGATTACTGCGGCAGGTGCTGAGGGTATTACACTTGCCAACGTGCGCCACGTTCACATCATGGAGCCTCACTGGAATCCTGCTCGCCACGATCAAGTTGTGGGCCGTGCGATTCGTCTGTGCTCGCATGCCAAGTTGCCTCTCGCAGAGCGAACGGTGCGCGTGTCCTTCTACCTCAGCGTGTTTACGGAGTCTCAGGCAAAGTCTACGGAGGGTGCGAACAACGTGGTGCTGGTTCGTCGCAATGACTTGGCAACCAAGCGATATGAGGGCGATCCGACAGAAGTGTTCATGACAACGGACGAGTATCTCTACGAGAAGACGTATGAGAAGGATGTCACGAACAAGCGAATTAGCGTGTTGCTCAAACAGGCAGCCGTCGACTGCGAAGTTCATCGGAAACTCCATAGTCGGGAAACACCCGTGATTTCGTGTATGCGATTTGATAGTACGGCAGAGGGCGAGGATCTCGCATTCAAGCCCGATATTAAGACGGAAGATTTGGATGAGACATACTTGCGGAACATGCAGCGCCGAAAGCGACGACTTCAGCGAGTCGCCATCAAGACGATGGTGTTTTTGATTGATCCGGACACCAAAGAGGTGTTTGATGGTCCGGCCTTTGAGGACAATAGCCGATTGATTCGCATCGGAACTATGACAACGCCGGGACAGATACAATGGATACAGGGGCTTCGCATTCAATGAGAAGATCCTCCAGCAACCCATCACAGATCTTGGCCCAGCTCTTGAAGTTGTAGGCGACAATAGCCTTGCGCTTCTCGGCGAGGGAAGCGATGATATTTTCCATTGAATCCGCAACATGCTCCATTGAGAAGGTAGGAGACCAGCAACCATGGGGCATTCCGCCGGCAAAGTAACAGCGGCCATTGCTTGGGACGAACTCCGCGGTATCCTCGCTCAAGAATGTCCGGTAGCTGCCAATGTCTGTCACAAGCTGCGGCGCACCGGTATACATGTGCTCAAGCTGGCACAGACCGAATCCCTCACCGTCTGAGGTGTTGATGCCAATGTCCGCTGAATTGTAGAGTTGGTTTACCGCATCATCACTCAGCAGATTCGGCGCTGCGGTATCAATTAGCAGCAGGTTCCGAGCATACTTCTGAACATCAAGATTCTGGGACCTGAGCTCCTCCCCAAAGATCCTCTGAACATCATAGAATGCGCCAGACTGTGGATTCATATTCGTTGAAATCATCATATAATACGGCTTCGTAGGATTCCGAGCCAACAACCGAACGAAACCACCAATCGTCAAGTCCAGGCGCTTCCGCTGACTGTTACGATTCGCATTGAGAAAAACAACCGCGTCGGTCGGCACTCCGATATTGTTCCGGACTCCCTTGACAGCTTCCGCGGTCATAACCGAGAAGACAGTGGGATCCACAGCGTGCTCCAGAACACGAACATCGGGGAAGGCCCCATACTCTAGGAACCGCTGCTTCCAAATGTCGGTAAAACAGTAGATCCTGTCTGCGTGCTTGTGGAGGGTGTCAATCAGAGTCTGTGCGATGCCGGTATACACCTGGTCCAGGTAGATCCACAGCTTGTAAGGTGACACGCCACGCGCATGCTTCATTGCCTCCACAAACTTCATAACGACCAGCGGATCGTTGTAGATCATCACAACGTCGGGATTGACCATCTCCACATACTCGTGGATCTTGTTGAATCCAAAACCCTCCTCCTTGGGATCCTCGTTTGCGGCTGCGTCATACGACACAATGCCATCGGGATACTTGCGAGATCCGGTATGCGAGGGATGGCGCTGGAATCCAAAGTGAAATGTCTTAACCTTGGGTGAGAGCGTCGCAACCTGCCGCACAAGATTGTTGCTTACCTTGGAGTATCCGGTTGTCTGATCAATGTGCGTGCTTACGAGGACGAAACGCATTGACTCTATACAGAATCTCTTACGTAAATGATAAATGCAGGTAAATTCTGCTCAAGATTACTTGACGATGCGGAAGCGTCAGATCATTGCCGCAACATACAATACAACTCCTCCTCCGCTGGCACGCGAGAACAACGCTGTCTTCCTTTCGGCTATCGCCAACAACGCTACTCAATATGAGCGTCAGGTCTTTGCCTTCCAGGGTGCCTGGGGCGGCGCGTCTGGCGGAGAGTCGTGGGCTAGTCGGTGCTGCCTCTCCAACGGCGGTGCCGGCGCCTTTGGAGCATTCAGAACCACTACGGACAAGGGTATTGTTCGGTTCAATGTAATTCCTGCTATGAGCGTGCGCGCAACAACGGTGACGTCATAAAGGAACTAAAGAAAGCACTTATCATAATACAAATGCCAGGTGGCTTGATTCAACTTGTCGCAACAGGCGCCCAAAATGAGTTAGTCAATGGAAGTCCTTCCATGACTCATTTCCGGGCAGTCTATCGCCGTCACACAAACTTTGCCATGGAGCAGATTCGCATGCCCTTCACGGCATCCAATCTAGAGTTTAGCATCACGGGCCCGCGAACGATCTCGTGCCGGATTGACAGGTATGCGCAGTTGATCAATGACTGCTACCTGTATATTACGCTTCCAGACGTGTACTCGCCTCTCAAATACCTGGGCGGCAGTGCTCCTCCCTCTGGATACGACCCTCGGACGAATTCCATTGGATACGAGTTTCAGTGGATCTCCAACATTGGATACAATCTGATTGACCACGTAGATATTACGATGAACGGTCAGGCCATCCAGACTCTTACAGGCGAGTGGCTCAAGCTCTACTCGTACATGACGCACGATACTGCGAAGCGCGAGATCGTAGACAATATGGTTGGGAATCTGCCGGAACTTTATGATCCCGCCAACGCATACGATCGCAACAACCAGTATCCTCACGCGCTGACACCCAAGGTTCTCCCAGGCACATCGCCGAACACATTGTCTCCAGAGCCGAGCATTCGGTCTCGTCAGCTGGTGATCCCTCTTCATTTCTGGTTTTGCGAGAACCCTGGCATGGCGTTGCCGTTGGTCTCTCTCCAGAATTCTGAGGTCTTTATTAACGTGACAATGAGGGCACTCACAGATCTGTATACCGTAGTTGATGTGGAGCCTACATCGTTGACGTTTGGCAATCGCATTCGGCCGGTCAACTATCCTATGCAGTTGTTCTTGTCGCCTCCTCTGTCAACTGGTCTGCCGAGCAACACCACGCTCACGACATGGTTTCCTGATCCGTTTGTGGAGGGTAACTTCGTGTATCTGACGGAGATGGAGATGAACCAGTTGGCCAAGGCAGATCAGACGTTCCTCGTCAAGACGGTCAAGTATGTCATGAAGGATGGTCAGTTTGGCGGCAACACGGATCTGGAGATTCCCATGTTCAACCTGGTGACACGCATTGTGTTTCTGACCCAACGCAGTGATCAAATTCTGCTGAACAAGTGGGATAACTATACCAACTGGGCCAATCCCAAGCGCGCACCCTGGTCGGCCATTAACTCCGACGTGGATACATCGCTCTTTAGTTCGGGGCAGCAGCAGGTATCGTCCGCATATCCTCGTGATTCGGTGATTGATGGTGTCATTCTCTTTGACGGAAAGGAGCGCATCCAGACGAAGCCTCTGCCCTTTTTCTCGCTCCAGCAGATGTATCGTCATCTCACAGGAATCACACCTGAACTACCCGGTGTGTACATGTACTCCTTTGCGCTGGACCACAACAACTACCAGCCGTCTGGAGCGGTCAACGGAAGCATGTTTAACAAGATCATTCTTCGGCTAACGCTTCTACAGCCGCTTCCACAGTCTGTTCTACATGGTGGCGGCACAACCTCTACAATGGTTTGTGTTCTGACTTCTTCGCTCTACAGTCTCCGCCCAGTCATAATCCCGGCTGCGAACGTAAATCTGACAGACCCCAAAACGGGCAAGAAGCTGTATCCCCCAGGAACCATCACAACCGTTGTACAGACGAACGACAATGTGATCTTTACGTTCACCTACAATGTGGGTGTCTATGTGGAGTCCATTAACTTCCTCCGCATCGTATCGGGCCTTGGCAATCTTGTATTCGCATCATAACAATGGTCCAGATTGTCTCCGCATATTTTGGAGACGAAAAGAGCTTCCGCAACATCACTCAATCGCTGATTAGTAAGATATCGGGTGGCGCCCTAGATGTGATCGCAGATGAGAAACTGCTGCCCGTCTTTGAGGCCGCGCCAAAGACCGATCTCTCCGTGACAGATCAGCGCAACATTCGGAATGAATCCGTCAAGGCCTGTGGCGGGGAAGCAGATCAGAAGTGTATTGAGGCCACCAAGCTCCAACTCCAGCAGGATACGCTCAAAGAGAAGGAGCTTCAGGAGGTGACGAAAAACGTTATCAAGGGTCGCCGACTCACAGTCAACATTCTTGAGAATGGAAAAGTGAGGAAGCTCGTAGCACCCGATGGACAGAAGCTCCAGCTCAAAGATGTGGAAGGTGGAGTCACTCCCGACAATAAGCTCGAGCTGCCACCTGTAGATGAGTTGTATAAGCGTGCATGGGAAATCGCTGCTGTCATTTTTGCGGCATTCCTCTATGTGTTTAGTATCGCAGCTGTCTATGCGATCTTTATGCGCCAGTATGAGATCACCGGAAAGGCATCCTTCCAACCGATGGCGTACGGTTTGACTGTCGTATCAATCGCGGTCCCATATTCTGGATTTTTCATCATTCTCGTCTATTTCGGCTTCAAGGCCTTTGTCGCAGAATATGTGGCACAGTGATAATGATTGAACTTCATTGGTTAGCCGCTGGACTCATGTTCGGGCTCTTGGCATCTACTGTGTCGATCCCTCCGACGCGCAAACAAGCCAAAATCCCCCAGCCGAACGACTCTAGCGTCTACCACACCGACACGGGGTGTGTGCGATTCACGTCGGTAGAGGTTCCGTGTGTCCAAGACGCATCGTCGCTCAACCTACTCGCAAGTCTCAGTAAGAAGTAATGGTCCGACTCCTGGAAGCGATAAAAAACGGTGCGCCCTTTTTCTCGTTCATCATCGGCTTGGGTATCGCCGTGATCTTGTTTCACCGCAACTATTCCACGGTTCGCACGCTGGGCATGCCGCTCAAGGATACGATGGACAAGATCGTCAAGGTAGATGGAAAATGTTATCGGTATCGCGTGGAGGACGCAAATTGCGAAAACGTGTCTAATGAATAAACAATGGACGATTCAACACCGCTAGATGCTTTGCTGCCTAGCCCCCAGGGCCCTCAGTCGGCTCCCCCGATGATGCCGCTGCCCAGTGGGTCCAACAGCCACCACGGCGGAATGGCGCCCTCCTTCAAGCCCAGTCTGCCTGCGATGCGATGGATGGTGTCGTCGCTGTCCATGTATATCGCCTTCTTCTTGGCCGCCGTGATTATCTCACTCTCCCCAGCTCGTAATCTCCTCCTTCAATACGTGCCCAACGCCTACACCGGCTCCGGTGTTGTCAGCTGGACTGGCGCTGGCGTTCTCGGCGGCGCTGCCGTTGTTATTGCGCATCTTCTCAATGGCTTCCTTGCTAGCTTTCTTGGTTAGTTCCTCCTGAAACCAATATGTCAACTGTCTCACTCGTTCAGCCTGTGTCTCCTTATTCGGGTGTGGTCGCTTGTGCACCTCCACTAAGCATCTCTGGTAGTATGATTCCATACTAAAACGTAATCTATTTCAGAATAGTATACGTTTTAATAGAATGTCGTTTATCACGCGTCTGCTTCAACCAGACTATATGAAGCAACCACCGGCGTACTTTCATCCTCGTATTCTAGTGGGCCCAGGCGCGATGCTCACAGTAGCCTTTGCGAAACGATACGGGATCACACACGTCATCAACTGTGCGATGGATGACGACTCGCCTGTCTGGTGGAGACAATACGTTCCGCATCTATATGTCGTGTTGGAGGCACTTGATAGCCGAACTGGTGTGAACATTCTTGATTGGTATCCCAAGTTTGAGGAGGCTATGCAGAGATTCCTTCGTGAGGGCGATGGCGTTGTGTATGTTCACTGTCAGGCTGGAATGAATCGGTCGGCGTCCCTTGCGTTGGCATACGCATGCGCACACTTTCACATGGACTTTGATGCTTTGGTGGTCGCGACCAAACGTCAGAGACCTTGTATTCTTCAAAATACAGTCTTCATGGACCAGGTGAAGGAATTCATAAATGGACGTGTTCAAAGTGAGAAAATCCCGGGAGGCGAGCTCAACGCCAAACGCGACGGGGACGTTGGACTCTTTACATCAAGGTATCGTTCAGACTCTGAAGGAGTCAAAGACAATGCAGGAGACATTGAGGACCGAATGCGAGACTTTGAAGAATGAGATTGAGACTCTCCACTTGAAGAACGAGATTACGGATGTGGTGAAGGCAAATCAGCTTCAGATCCGAGTGCGTGAAATCACAGAGGAGTTGGAGCATGCGCATCCTGTCCAGGAATACTACCTCAAAAACATGGATCTATTGGACGACTATTATCGCAAGCAGGATACCTCCACAACAATGGCATCCCTTCAGCCCAAAGATACCAATACATTTATGCGCTTTTTCAATGGTGGTGTGCCCACGGATACTGGACCGAGTCGCAAACAGATGTTTGACGAGTATGTTCAGCGCATGAAGTTGTCCAATGGACCCGAGGTTATTCAGTTGTTGACGGAGCATTGCGTCCAGTGTAATGTGGCTCGCGAAGAGATCTCATCCGAGGGTATTCTGGTCTGTCCCAAATGTGGGTCGGAAGAGTATTCGTTGGTTGTATCCGACTTTCCTAGTTTCCGCGATCCTCCCAAGGAGCGCAACAACTATGCGTATAAGAAGATCAATCATCTCAACGAGATCCTCAACCAGTTCCAGGCCAAGGAGAGCACCATTATTCCAGAGGATGTCATGAATGAAGTCATTCTAGAAATCCGCAAGCGTCGCATCAACAACATTGCCGATTTGTCGGAGGATGATATCCGACAGATTTTAAAGAAGCTGAACAGATCTAAGTATTATGAGCACCGGGCCCACATCCTCTCTCGACTCAATGGCAATCCACCTCCCACCATCACTCCTGAGATTGAGGAGAAGATTCGGGCTATGTTTCAGGACATTCAGGCGCCTTTTCTGCTCTACTGCCCGAACGACCGAACGAACTTTCTGAGCTACTCGTACATCCTATACAAGTTCTTTGAGTTGTTGGAGTTGGACGAGTATAAGGTATACTTCCCTCTGTTGAAGTCGCGAG